CCTCTTTAAGTGCGATAATTGCATAACTATGCTAATTATAGTTAATCATATTCGATTTTCTTATTATAGTTCATATCTTTTCCGTTTTTATTCTTGTTGTTTAGATGTTACGCCCAGACATAGCACTTTGTCTGACACGCCTATACCATCAAATTCTAATGTCAAGTACTCTGTATCATAAGGATAGGGATATAGGCATCCTCTCAATTCCTCGTCAGATAGTGTTCGCCTAACACGCATTTCTATTGTGTAATCATCAGAAAGATTTTCAATAACTTTCCTAAGCTGTCCTACGTTCTTTATATCCATTTTAATTCATTTTTAATTATTATTGAATTATTTTTTCGGATATATGTAAAGGATACCAGACTTTTGCTTTGGTATCCGTATCAATACCATGAAACCAAACCTTCCCGTTGTCTACAGTCTCAAAGGAAGTTATTTCGGCTTTCTTTATGTTCCCTCTCGTATTGCGATATGGAACAATATCTCCTACTTTAAATTTGCTCATTATTTTATTGTTATACTCTATTTATCTCATCATTGATTCTGAACATACTGTCACTAATGAAGTCGTATATCTTATACATAAGTTCAGGTTCTTCCTTTTTCGGGGAGTAAACCATCACCCTTTTACCTGCACCCTTCATCCATCCGGCTTCTGTGTTAGCCGACCGACCACAAGGGAGAACCATAACGCAAACATCCGCCCACTGCATACCATTGAAATCTGAATCAAATCCTTTTTGTGCAATAGGATGATTGAGGGCTTCTCTATATTGCGCTGTTGTCCAGTACTGCCAATTAGGATCTATATCAGACCATTGGAAACCACCATTACCATGAGGGGGATTTTTAAAGTCATATACTTCATGACCTTCATTCCTGAGAAACGACACAACGTCTAGCTGATATGAGTTTCTCCAACTACTTGCTACATAAATCTTTGCCATATTCTTGTTCCTTTTTAAATTGTCATTATTATACCAAATTTTCAACAACGTTTATTTCAATAATCTGAATACTACAGATTGTGTGTATCCATCCACGACAATCATCAGAACATAAGTTCAATATTTCATCAAACTCATTTAGAACTTCTTCGGGAATATCAGGATACATATCTATCAAAGGTCCAAGATAACCCTCACGTTCTCCCTGTACCCAATTATGTCTTTTACCCTTCTTGGATATTGCCTGAAACAATGGTCTGAAATAATCTAACTTATCATCGCTCAGTTTTTTGCGAATCGTTTCATAGTCACCATCATTCCAATCTACTTCTATTTCTATCTGTTTCATTGAATCTATTCCTTTCTTTATAGATTTGAATTAAAGTACGAAACATTTCACTTTGTAATATAAGTCACTAAGCGACCTCTTTGCATACACATCTCCGTTAGAGAATTCAATCTTATTGCTTGTACAATTGATTATTCTATTCTCCTCAGTCTCTAATTTGAGTACATCTTCCTTTGTCATATTTCGTCCTCCTCTATTTGAAGTAAAATATTAGTTTCAATCTTATCAGTCCATCCATCATTTGGATGGACTATTTCTTTCTCGACATATTCTATTCCGTGAACACGTATAAATTTATTATTATCTTCATCCCAATTTGATGCTGTTCTATCTGTGAGCATAAATACATTGGCTGATTTAGGCATACTCTTGAGCTTTTCTATAAGCTCTCCAACTGTTAGTGTTTTCATATTTTAGCTCCTTTCTTACTTAGATTTGTAAATTCTTTTATTTTATACCATTCCACGTCGGAATTATTCAAACCGAAAAAGTCGATGAGCCCTTTACGGTCAATGTTACCATGATATTCTGTTTCTACAGGATTGACTACACCAACCTCCTTAACTGTAATTTTAAAATGCTTGTTTCCCATAATTTATACATTTATTCGTTTCAATTATTTGATAAATCTCACACAAAGCATGCTCATTGTCAATAGGTTGACAATAAACACTATCAATAATGATTATACCGACATTATCAAGGTGCATCCCGGCTACACATTGATCATAAACACCCCAGTTGGGATTGATTTCTTTTGTAAGATGATACTTTAGTCCTGAAGCGGTTTCAAATAGTTCCATTTCATAAAAATATTATCTGTTTGACTTTTAATTCCTTACATCTATAAAGTTATCCTTTATTGACAAGAAAAGCAAACAGAAGCTTCGCCATTTTAACGCCATTTTCAAGGCACTTTCATACTGCAAATAAATCAAGTTGAGTGGCAAATTCAGGTTGATAAATTCTAAACTTACGATCAAAGAAAGTCTCAAAGGATTTCACTATTTCAGTAATTATCTCATCAACAATACCTAATAATTTGTCATCAGCAACGATAAGAGATAGAGCTTTATCAAGAGTCATTTTTTTCTCAATATACAGGGAATAAACAAGATATCGACGTGTATATTCTCGGTCTCTAAAAGATTCCACTTCTTTAGAAGTTGCTCTTCTTTTATATAACACTGTAAACCAATGTGTCTCGGCAGTACGGGCACGCTTCTGCCACGGCGTAAAGTCATAAAACACAGCAATTTCCTTCTTTTTAATACACTTATGCTTTTTCCGGACACCATACATTACATATGGAATATTCCAATCCGGATGAGTTCTCCGGTATTCAAGTTCATTCTCACGATCAATAAGATCCTGCTCAAAGTCCTGTTTCATTAACCACTCTTCAAACCAAGCTGCACGGGCTTCTTCTTTGTCATAGTAATCTTTACCGTTGACATTTACTGCTATGCTCATTGTATCTTATTTCTTTTATTCTTAGCTCTATCACTATTGATTTTTGACATACACATACGGCACCGGGAACATTTACAGCGATACGTCTTATTTCCATGATGAATTACTCGATCATAGAACCTGTACAAGTAGAAATAATGCCCACACAGGGTACATTTCTTCATCTCCCTACCGTTTGCATCAAACTTACGATTATGAGGCTTACGACGGATGAGAGTGCATTTCTTGCACTCTTCATCATTTCCTCGATACCTGCGGCAATGCGAAAGGGATTTTACTCCACATTTCGCAAATACCTTGCAGTCCTGACGGGGCACAGACTGAATAACATTCATAGATCAACCTCCTATGATTTCTTTCGCCCGGTCTATTTGCCAGCGTTTGAGGTAAGACTGCCAACAGCCGTTAAAGCGTGACCATCGAAAACCGTTGTGTTTTAGTTGAGTTCTGACATTCTCATCAGGCTTTCCAGGAAAGAATAATTGCAGTCGATTTTCTTGATAGTTTTCAACGACACGAACGTTGCCTATCTTATACTCTTTATCCTCAGTAACTTTCATCTGCTTGGCTTTCTCCAACTGTCCTTTAACTCTGCGGATATTGGCTCCATTGTTGGTAATGGAATAGCTTGGAAAACCAATTTTTCCCATGTAATTAGGAGTAAAGACTTCCCTAACAACATCTTCAGAGCACCCCAATTCAATTAACCTATCATGCTTTTCAATTTCAGATAACTTCTTTGACCGGATGATCTTATTGGTTTCTTTCATCATTTCCTGCTTTTTTTCCAGATCTGCTAATTTCGCCTCCAAACGTTCTACAGCATCATCATCACCAAGATAGATCGCATCATTGTTTTCTGCCGCTGCAGCTTTCTGTTTAAAATACTCAGCTTTCTCGCTAAGTTTAACAGATTTCCCCAAAGTGTTCCAGGAGCGATCTAATAAACTACGATGTGCCCTTTCTGAATGATGGCCCACGAGTATAGGCTGCCCCAAGGGAATGTGTTCTACCATGCTGCGGCTTAGCTGAGAAGCTTCGTTTGATTGTTTGTTAGCTTTTTCTGCAAGTTCTCTGTACCTGTCGGCTCTCGCCTCTTGTCTTTCTTTTCTGTTCATAAATCTTTGGTTTATTGGTTTGACTTATATAGAAAGCCCACAGCTATTAAACTGTGGGCTTGCAACTATTTCTTTGACGGAAGATCATCAAATAATCCAGGCTCCCGGGGAATTAAAGCGTCAAATTCCTGTTGGAAGAACTCTGCCTTTGTCCGGCCTTGCTTCTTCCCAACCCTTGTATGCACATCGTAGGTATAGGCAGGAATAGAAATGGGATACCGCCTCACGTCTTCAATCCACTTTTCAATATCAACATCTCTCCTGTCGTAAATGAAGTTTTGCAGATGATCTGCATCCCGGCATTTCCTACACTCACAGAGGATAATCACAGCTTTACTGACAAAGATGCGTCCTTTCGGCTGAGGAGCTTTTTTATTGACGAGCTCATGCCCCTGCCATAAAGCCTCAATCTCTTTGGTTATGATACCGAAGCAATCCTCAGCGCTGATGGTGAATAATCTCTTCCAAACATAATCCCTATACCCACTCGCCCATAGCTCCAAGGCAAAAAAGCCGGCAACACCGGTATCAGCTCGCCTGATAGCTTTTTGCATGGCAGAACTCACCTCATAGAAATCATATCCTCCAACTGTTCTAATAATCATAATTTCAATTTAATTATTTGACTTTTAGTTTATTACATCAGTAAAATTAGTCATAATTGACGAAAATAGCAATCAGAATGAACGCCATTTAAACGCCTTTTTTACAGACTGTTAGAATTTGAATTTGCAGGAAATATTATACTCTACAAGCTGCTTTGTCTTATCCTTTCCGTTATTGGTAGCACTCTTCAACAAGATACTATCACCAAAATTCTTTTTGATGAAAAGAATAGATCTACGCTCTTCTTCCTGATTGCGAATGGAAGCTAAACCACCAGCATTCACAAACGTGTTCTTCTGCTCAAAATTATAGCGTAGATCCGTCAATATCCGGCGCTCCTTATACTTCATATAGCAGCTTATCCAAAAGTCTTCCTTAAGCCTTATTTCCTCGTTCCACCACGTATTTTTATTATAGATAACACCATAGGAACAACCGGTTATCATTTTCGAGAGAGAAAGGAAACCAGTCTCATCATACATCACAGGAGATATCCGGGAAGTAAAGCCAAACAAGTGAACACCCATCAACTTTGCTATCTCATGCAATGATAGGATCACATGAGTTATCTGGTTTTTATCCTTTATCCGGCAAGGCTCGCCCTTTTCTGAATAGATAGCCTTACAGGCGTGGACATCATCATCAAGCATAAATAACTCCTTGAAATACTTTGCCATCCAGTTACGCTTTGGAATAAGCCCGACCACATCATCAGGATGGGTTACTATTTCACAGTCCGGATTAAACTGCCGGTACAAATCTGCCTGGCACTCAGCAACACAGATTATTGGATCGTTCACCAATTTTTTAGCGAACACCCGGTCATGGCGCTTATGACTTGGTATTACTATCTTGCAGGACATGGCGAACGTCTTTAATGTCAACAACATTGGATTTACTTACTTTCCCGGTCTTGTACGATTTCATGTGCTGCATATTCAGCCTCTCACGGAGCCAGTTACTATCAACCTCATTGCTTGAAATGATGATGAATAACTCATGTTTTTCGTCATACTTTGGGATGAGAGGATAAACGGCCGTATCATCTGATATTGAGTCGAAACGCTCTTTAAATTCTTCAACAGGCTTCTCCGGTTCAAATTCCATACCCCAATCTTGCAACTCAGATTTATCCCATTCATTTTGCAGGATATCGGTATCATTCTCACCAAAGCTGATATTGTCCTTCGCCGCGTATTCGCGCAACTTCTTAACAGCAACATCAGGTGCCAGGATCTTACAAGGTAGCTCAGTATAGCCGAGCTCCTTGCAGGCCCGTAAGCGAAGATTGCCACAAACGACAATGTATCTACCCATATACGGATAGACAATCAATTCTCGCAACTCAAGCATTTCCGGACAATCGGAAATACTTTTCTTCATCGCCTCATAGCGATAATCACGGAAAAAGCGCGGGTTCTTTGGAAGCCCGGCAAGCTGCCCCTTGTTAAAGTCCAAGAGGGTAATGGAAATAATCTCTGTCATAACTAACTATTTTATTCAACAACACAAAATCAACATCTCTATAGTCAGTACGACAACCCTAATCCTCTCGCTGAGCGTTGAAGTTTATCTTATCTTTAATAAGCTGCTCAATATCCCTGCAGCCAATTCTTTGAAGATAAGTCAACGAAGCAATGATAATATCAGCAGCTTCTTCCTCACACTCCGAATACTTTGGAATATGATTACTACGATACTCGGTAGCTTCACACAGCTCACGCCACTCTTTGGATATTGCCGTAATAATGGCTTTGGGTGAGCTGTGCTTACCTATCTTGCCTCTCTTTATTGCGGTTCTGTAGCATTTAACCGCGAGCTTGTTTAAGGTTATCATAACTATCAGTTTTACAAGTTATTTTACAACTTGCGTGTACATGAAACATACACGCTTACATCCATACTTTACACGAAATTCCTCACGGGAAATATCTATGTCATTCGTAGGCTTATTTAGATTTTTAATGATGGTCTTCTTATCAGAATCATCAAATAATTCAACTCGATTTATTATATACTTCATTATTATTGCTATTCATCAATTGCCCTTTCAAATTCATCGTACCCTTCGCATTCAAGAAAAGCATTTAAAGCAGTATCTTTACTGCACATTGAATCATACGTTGTCTTTTCCACACATACAACATTTTGTGTATTGAGATACATTTCCAAATGCATTACCTCTAAATCATTTTCCTTTAATAATTTTTCAATAAGCTCGTTACTATCCGCAAAAGGATTAGTCGGCATCAACTCTAAATCAGCTTCCAAAGCATAATCTGGTATGACTTTCCCATCGACTTCTACACGATATAAATCCTCTTGCTTATGTCTGATAATGCCCGTTTTTCCTACCATATTAGGCATAATCGGACAATCTAAAATTCTTACTCTATCACCTACTTTAAATTTTGTTTCCATATTCATTACTACTTAGTTTTACGCTAATTACTTAAATTACTTTTTAAAAATCTGGCAAGAGTGTTCCGGTCAACTTTGCATATCTTGGCTATTTTACGTTGTGATATGCCTTCATCCAGAAGCCCTTTAACTAACTCTTTTTTCCCATACAATTTGTATTTATCAGGAGAACTCTTCCGACCTTTAGGACGTCCAAGTATCACACCTTCCAACTTTTTCCGGGCTAACGCCTCCTTAGTACGTTGGCTAATCATGTCACGCTCGATTTCAGCGGCGATTCCAAAAGCGAAAGCCAGCACCTTACTTTGAATATTGTCGCCAAGTTCATAGCCATCCTTTACAGTATAAACCTTAACTTCATGTAACATGCAAAACTCCAATATTCGCATGATCATAAATAACTTCCTACCAAGGCGAGACAATTCGGAAGTGATTATCACATCTCCTTTCCTCAACTTTTTCATTAATTTCCCCAACAGCCTCTTTTCAGGTTCTTTTGTCCCGGATATGCCGTCATCTATAATCCAATCATCAATTGACATCCCTAAAGATTCCGCTTTTTTACCGACACCCAGCTTCTGATTATTGGAATCCTGTTCGTCTGTACTCACTCTTAAATAGCCATATATCATAATGCTGATTCTATTAGTTGCATGGCTTTCACACCATAATGTTTAACTATTATATCCCTCATGGACATACATTCCCATTCTTCAGGATACATATTTTCAAGCCGTTTATCAAAAGCAATTATATCGATTGTTATATAATTATTTGCCGCTGACATCCAAGCATCATGCAAATCAATTATTGGGAATTTAGGTAATAACCGTTGAAATTCGTTACGGAATTTTGCCCACTCTCCTATTTTAAAATGGTTCATTTCTTTCTTAGTTATACTCCAATTATCTCATCATTGATACGAAATATGCTATCGCTCACAAAATCGTATATCTTATACATAAGTTCCGGTTCCTGTTCCTTTGGGGAATAAACCATTACTCTTTTGCCTGCACCTTTCATCCATCCTGCTTCTGTGTTAGCAGACCGACCACAAGGAAGAACCATAACACAGACATCCGCCCACTTCATGCCGTTAAAATCTGAATCAAATCCTTTTTGTGCAATCGGGTGATTAAGAGCTTCACGATATTGCTCTGTTGTCCAGTTTTGCCAGTTAGGGTCTATATCAGACCATTGGAAGCCACCATTACCATGAGGAGGATTCTTAAAATCGTAAACCTCATGTCCTAAATCACGGAGAATACCTACAACGTCCTGTTGAAATACATTTCTCCAACTACTTGCTACATAAATTTTTGCCATATACTATAATTTTGATTTTTAAATTATTATTTTTGTATCGTTATTGTACTTGTGGCCGAATGGATAAGCTCCATCTGACAAATGGATATGTAGGTTCGAATCCTACCGGGTATATACTGTTACTAAAAATAAACAATCATTTTATGAAAGAATTCCTGCTATCAATTATAGCTGGGATGTTATCAAATAAAATATCAGATTGTATCAGAAATTGTCAGAACCCCATCCCAGTAACAGCGAAAACAACAACTTACTCCTACTTAAATCTTGGTTTTTACAAGCGTTTAAGGATAAGTGAAAAGGGTTGAGAGTAGACAGGGAGACGGATTTGCACCCCGTCTCCTTTTTATTTCTTTCTGATTAGTTTTGAGGGTTATATTCTCCCCACCGAAGTAGAGAGAAATTGATTAATCTTCATATTCATCATCGAAATATGTCTTATCAATGACTATTTTAGTTTTGAACATAACAAGGTTGGCAACATACGTTAAGAAGTCATTATGTAGGATACCGCACGTAAAAGGTATTTCCATAGAAGCACCTTCGTCAAGTGTGATTTTCATATTTCTATCATAACTTCCTCTTTTATGTTCGTATGGTAAGCCAAGCATAGAATAGAACTGCTGTCCTTTTTCATTTTTGGAATCTTCGTGAAGTGTAATGTTACATTTTTCGTCACCGCATTCAAGTTTCATACGATACCATCCATAGCCTTTATCTTCTGATAAATCAATCTCTATTGGATCATCGTCATACTCATGTTGCTTTTTAAAAGCACTTACAATATCAGAAACTCTAACAATTTCTTCTCCACGGGTAAGAAACTTACGTACAAGTGGCACATAGCTTTTTGCAATAGCTTCATTAGCAATGATATCGATTTGGGAAGAGAGAGATTCATTTATTACTCCCATTATCTCCGGCATAGTAAAACAGAAAGAAGTACGTGACTTATCAAGATGTTCTTCTATTGCCTTTTTAAAAGGCGAGTTGTAACCGGTATAATAATCCTTTAAACACTCTATTGCTCCTTTTAAAGCAAATTCATTAGCTTTCTTTTGAATTTCATTCATATCAAGCACAGGCTCGACAATTTTGTTTTCTTTTTCCATTTTGTTCCTTTCTTGATTGTTTTACACTATTTGATTTTAAAATATTCACTACAGACAAAACCCTTTCGAGGGGTAAAGTCCTTAAACTCACAACTTCTAAAAATCCACTTCTTATCAGCCCATCCGGCTAAATCCTTTTGCCATTGCGGTATAATCTGATGTGGGTTATTCAAGTTTCTATAAGGTTGACAATGTGGTAAAAACCGACCGCCTTTTATTCGCCAATGATTAACACGAGTAAATGCTTCCTTAAAATCATTCAATAGGATGCAGTAGAAAAAGTATTCTCCTTTGTATCCATATTTATCAATCAAGGCTGTTGCACGTTCGCATTCTACTATCTGTTCAGGAGTGTCACAACCAAACCGAATTCGTTTTATCCATTTGACCTTTACAAGAAGTCGGGCCACTTCGTCTGTTACAAGACGGGCATCTAATCCCTGATTGAAGTCTACACGAAGTTTTAATCTGATAATCTTTTCTATCTGTTGCAAACCATAGTCGGATGCAAGTATGTTATTATCCATAAGGATGATGCTTTTTCTCCCATTAACGGCTATCTCTTCAATATCCATGTAAGCAGCAATGTTACCTTCTTTCTTCGGTACCACACACCACTTACAGCGATTAGGACAGCCACGAGTAAGGAAGCCATAAGCCAAAGTCTTATCAATATTGTATAGATCGTAGTCCGGAATTATTCTATCAACTTCTACCGGAAGAACCTTACTTATGTCATATCCTGTACCTCCTTTCTCGACTTGATCGGCATTGATGTAGTAGCCGTAATCCGGTGTAAAGCTGAATACTTTTGCCATGTAAACCTTATCATACGAACACAAAGGATTATACCACTCAACATTATCACCTCTTGCCTTGTGCCATGTACTTATCTTCATCAAAGCCAGATTAGGATAATTACTATCAACCGCTAATATAATCATCTTCATCATCTGAATCAAAATTAAAAGCTATTGACTCATCATACACTGGCTCATCATTAATATCCCAACTAATCAATATTTCTTTAACTGTAAACTCGTTATTCCACTCTGTTTCTTCTAATTTCACTCTGACATAGAAATCCTTATTCTTACTAAAAAACAATCTTGCTGCCACTGCGTATTCATAGTTAAAATTGCCACGAAAACGAATGCTCAATTTGCCTCTTTTAGACTCTTTTTCTATCTCATGCTTCAATTCCTTATAAGCTGCTAAATACCGATTTCGCCTTTGCTTACGATGATAATTGAAATACCTTTTTCTTAGTTTATTGATATTCATCTTTTGATTTGTTACGAATTAAGTTTTTCAATAAATTGTTTCACAGTAGGGCAATCCCTACCTATGCATACATCTGCGCAATCGCAGCACCAATCTGATTTGTACTCACAGTTTTCTATATAAGATTCAATAGCTTTCTGTTTCATCTCTTCCCCAGCAAGATAGAAAGCCTTTTCAAAGGTTTCCAATACAGCCTTTCTTACAACAGAGGTAGCTACACATACACTTTTTTGATGAGCTATTTCGGCTCTTACCTTATAATCGCTATTGCTCCAATGCTCAGAAGCATATTTAGATAAGATTTTATTCATATTATCATATTTGCTTCTTTATTGTTCAATTTGAAGTTCCTGTGATATTATTCCAGCACCTCCCAAAAGCTGTTTTGTACTATTGGGATTATCAGTTTTGGCCATAATGTTTAAAACCTGTGCTTTGACTTTATAGCCTTCAATAACAACCTTTCCCAAATCAGCAATAGTTTTTGCAGTATCGACATCTATCTTTTCATTGGCAGATGCATTTGGATCACTATTGTTTTTCAGCATTTCGATTGCTTCAAACAGGTGTGTATTTAAACTATCTATACTAATGTTATTCTTCATATTTTATAATCGTTTTTTTAAGTTTTCCGTACGCCCTGATAGCTTTCTTCAATTCAGGAGGATATCGGTGAATCGTATTAGACATCATATTCTCAGACTTACTCACAAGATAAAGATTGGATATATCCACATTCAGTTTATTACCGTCCCGAAATCGAATAACGCAATCAGAGGGTATCGTTCCGTTGTGTTTAATCCAGATTAATCTGTGCTTCATTTCAAACACATTGGGTTCAGCAGTCTTCACTTCAATATATCCGTCTCTGGTAATACGCTCATATCCAACAGGTTTATGATTTTGAGGAATATGCCCCTTTTTAAAGCGCGTCTTCTTTGTTTTCTCGATCTGATCGATAGACATAAATTCCGTTTGTTTAAGCCCTTTGTTGGCCGGTTGATGCCCTTTTGGAAAGAATCCCTTTGAAGAATGTTCTAACATGAATTCCGGTGACTTCCTAAGTTTCAGTTTAAATGCTCTCCCACAAACGGCACTTTCGGTTGAGCCAAGGAGTGAAGCTATTTCCTGATTAGTATGATTCGGATATAAGGCAATCAGCTTTTCTTGTTTTTTAGGACTCCATACCTTTACATCAGATGAGCGCTTCAATCCACGACATTTGGCCTTTGATCTAACAGCACTTTTCGTCTTACCCAGAGACTGGGCTAATTCTTTCAGATCAGCAGTTGGGTATTCTCTATCAAGAATAGCCAACTGTTCATTACTCCAAGTCTTATTCATGGTGTACCTTGAAAAAGAGGAAACCGTTAGGCTTCCTCTGTGTTAGTATTATCAAGTTCTTTCAGTTGAGCAGTGAGCTTCTTTTGTTTCTTCTCAAATGAGGAACCAAGCTTTTTGCTTAATTCAATATATTCATCCGGATACTGTTCTGAGAACAAAAGATTCTGGCACTTCTGCAAATAAGGGTAGAAATTGACATTGTTATCTGATAAGGATTCAGCGATAAAAGCTCGATACCATTGTACCCTATCAGCTTGGTTATTCTCAACATACTTCACAAAATCGCCCTTTTTATTATATTTATCCAAGCCGAGTGATGTGAGAAAAGAACTCTTACAGTGGCTGAGAACCATCACATCAAACACAAGCTGTTCATTGGTGGTTAACTCTCCTTTTCGCTCATGGTAGGGCTTTTCTTGTGCCCAGGTGCGCAGTGTTTCAGCAGTCTTTTCCACTACGATCTCTTTTGCCCTTTTCAATTGGGAATTAATTTTCTCCCTCTCAATATCTTTAGGATCTGCAAGAGCTGATGTGCTGGAAGCAATATCTTTTCTAATATAGTAATACTGAACCTTAAACTCTGGCCCACAATAATCAAAGCAAGATATGCAACGGTAAATTTCAGAATCATCCAGCATCTTTTGAATACGTTCGTCCTCCTCATTATACCAACATTTACTTTTAAAAACTTCATTCGGGGTAACAATACAATATCCCAATTGTCTTACAGCTTCCATTGTATTGTTGTACTGAGCTTGTTTTTCCTCTCCCCAGTAAGTTTCTGGGCCATTGTCAATAATGACAGTTTTCCCGAATGCCATCGGCTCACCATGCTTGACAAGATTCTCACTTTCTGCCTGTATTCTACGCAGGACATAAGCAATTTGTTTCTTCTTATAGCATACAGGATTGGTACAATTAGCCTTTTCACTGTTCATTTCATAGAATAAACACCCATGATTTGCTGTACTAAACTCACATTCAGCACACGGTTTGAATGTACCATTATCCCAGATATCTGCATTATCCTTAATCCAATCGGCTCTATCCAATTCCATAAAGGAATTACTCACAAACCTTCTGATCATAGCCACATTACACTGTCCTTTATTATCTTTGTGGAACTTTACCTGTTCGGTATCATCAAGTTTAGACAGGATCATTGCACCGGAAATTGGAATTTCACCATCTCTAACCCGGGCTTTCAATTCTGGTATGAGACCATTCAACTTTACACGGTCGAAGACAAATCGGGTTGACTTACCAAATCTAAGTGCTATATCTTCCAGTGTACGCCCTTTTTCTATTAGCTGGGAAAAGGCAAAAGCTTCTTCGATGGGATCAACGTCCTTTCTTTGCAAATTCTCGGTAATCATTGCATCAAAAGCCTCATCATCTGTCATCTCTCTGACAATGCAGGAAATCGTTTGATACAACTCTGCTTTTTTGCGATGGGCCTTGATTTTGGCTATGTTCTCTTCATCTTCCTTTGCTTTCAATCGTTGAAAAGCACGGAAACGGCGCTCACCGCAAACAATCTCGTAAGTGTCTTTCACATTAATAACCTCACCGATATCTTCATCCAAATATGGTGCCTCAGATGTAGGTCTGACGGTAATAGGTTGTAATAGACCTTGTTTCTCAATATTGGCTGCAAGTTCTTCAATAGCAGCTTCATCAAAAGTCTTTCTCGGATTAAGGGGTGAAGCACTGATTTTTTCGATTTTAATTTTCTGTATTTCCATAATTCAAAAGTTATATTGGTTTGACTTTTAGTTCCTTACATCAGTAAAGTTATCGTAAAATGACAAGTTATGCAAACGAAAACTTCGCCATTTTAACGCCATTTTTCAAGGCTTATTCCGTAGCTGGATAAAACCCATCAGCTCATACTTACGAAGCATTTCAAGCCTATCATTGTTCACGTCAGCGGTTGTCTCACCATTCACGGTCATGCCGGATGGCAACTTGCATAAATCTCTAATCAGCTTTATGCACTCCATGTCATTGGTTTTCCAGTAAATTGTGATTCGCATCTTCTTGTAAGAGTTTACATCCTGTTACAGATTTCACTTTAAGTATGAAGTCGGCAGCCTCATTCGTTGTCACAGTTGTCCGTACTCCGGTCAGATTCATACTTTCAGCCAACCGGGGCTTCTGGAAAGTCAACTTACATGGCTTGTCGTATTGAATCCACAAATACAGAAGTTCTGCCAAGTATGAGTCTTGAATCTTGATTATGTAGTATTTAGGTTCAAACATTTTCCTCGTTTTTCATTTTGTAAATTATATACCTGCCTGGCGCCTTAATCTTCGATTTGTCCGAAGAAGGCTTCCCGATACTGTCAAGGCATTGCTGTATGTACCTCCATACCGGGCTGCCGATTTCGCCATAATTGGAAAGGGTAAAAATTTGGCTCTGCTCTTTCTCAGAAATGCTCAATCGGTTCAGATTGAGGCATAAGCCCTCAAAATTCCGCGGCTTACCGTCCTTCTGAGATAAGGGAGATTGAAAATAACCTCCTCCTCCATCCCCCGATGGGGGTAAGGGGGAGGATAATTTATTATCCTCATTATCATTATCATATTCAAGGTTTTTGGGGTTACCAAATAACCCACTGGGTTTTGCTGGGTTGTTTGGGTTTTCGCAGGCTGTTCGCCGCGGCCTACCTCCCTTGTTGCCGTTTGCCCTATTTCTCTCAGTAATAGCTAAATACTTCTTGGAATCCTTATCAATCGTCGGTTTTATAAAGTTGAAAGCGATATTTGCCATAGGCTTCAACCCCCGGACATTTCCCGTAGTGGCATACTCTACAATGCTCTCGTAAATCTCCAGCCTGACGTCATCCGGCAAATCCTTAATCGCCTCACTCCACTCTTTATAAAATACAAATGATTTCCGTTCCATATTCAGCCATTTACAGCACCACTTAGATACACCTTCACTTCGCGCATAAAATCGTCCAGCGAGCGGCATAATACATACTTATTCCCAACTGCCTCAACCTCCTTTTGCCACTTCTGTTGAGACTCCCGATGGTCGCCATCGGGAGTTTTCATCTCAATACAGAGTGAAGAATATCCACCCTTTGGAAGAAGCAAAATTAAATCAGACACTCCAGCAAGCGCCCCCTCAGCTTTCAGTTTCCCACCTGTCGCTTTATCGCGTCTTCCGCCATTTGGAACGGCAAAAAGCAAATATTTAAACTGGGGATATACTACACGAAACCATTTGACACATGCACATTGAATCCTATGTTCTTCGTCATCCGGTTTCTTTCGAGGGGCACGATTTCTCTCCTGCTCTAAAAATTCATCATAGGTCATGACTTTTTCTTTTTAGGAGCCTTCCCTTTCCTGCGGTCACTGCCGGAACTTTCGTCCTTAGGAAGCTCATCCGGCTGTTCGGGGATAACGCGCGTCGCGGGTCCGGTCTTGTCAATAATCACCGATTTGCCACCGACCTGTACAGATGTCCTGCAGTTATCAGGTAAAGAGGTGATGAAATGACTTACAACAGGAGAATTTGCAGCTTCATCTATACTGTCGATGTGATCTGCACGCTCTGAATACGGGTAAACATCCATAAGAGGTGTCTCAGATACTGACGCGATTATATAATCTGCCATTGTACCTTTCATACCTTCATCCAGCTTCTTAACAGCGTCACGTAGATCGGCAGCTTGCACTAACACCATAGTAGATGTTCTCTTTTCGGCACCACTTTTTTCATCCAGAGTAATGTAAACCAGTTTACACTTGAACCAACGGTCGGCAGCCTCTTCTTCGCTGGGGAATAATTCGCTATAGTTGGCCCGTTTGATGTCTGAGACGGTAAACTCACCGGTAATAAAGGGAGTCATCTCTTCAATTATACGCGCTTCGGCTTCTGTGAAGCTGAGAGCATCCACAAGATAAGGTTCTGTGACCTTCTTGTTCATACCATTTTCCATCACTTTCTCGTAACGGATTTTACATTCAAACCATGTATGTATCATATATCCTTTTTTTTGTTTAACTTCTTAATCATCTGTTTACATCGACGAGCCAGGTCCTGATCAGGAGATACCTTTGGTGCAGTACGTTCAATAAAAATGGAGCACTGCCTTAGCAAATGCTCCATTGCCCGGATGTCTGTTTTAGAGATATTCATTAGAAATTTAGAAAGCGTTCAAACTCTTCCACCTTGATATCACGTAAAAAAACTGTAAAAAGTACATTTTTCACTTTATCGTAAAGCTCCCGAAATTGAAATTCATCCATTTCTTCAAAAGATATGGATTTGGGAATATCCACCCACTCTTTCGTCTTTAGATTAAAGACTGTATCACAATGACCAGCAGCAATCTCAACAGTTTTACGAAAGCGTTTCACATCATTCTTAAAATGCTCGCACACCTTTTCATTCTGATACTCCCAGGCGAGATCTATCATTTTAAAATACTTGTTATTAAATCCAACGTTACGAGGCTCTGTAATCTTTGCCTTATACATTTTACCGAGTACTAATTTCTTTTTTTCGTCATAGTCTCTATCATAGCAAGGCTTAAGACCTTCAGGAGTATTCAATAGCAGGATTTCCATAACTTTACGGATTTGGTAACACTATATCTTCTCGCTCCCAAGGTAAAATATGCTCCTGAGACGGGGAAGGAGACGCGGGAACTGAAGGTGTTTGTTGTTTAGATGTCAACATTTCCATCCCCTCAACATGCACTTCAGTTATATAATGCTTCTCACCTTTCTTTCCATCATAAGATCTTGTTCTCGATTTACCCTCAATATAGAGTTTATCTCCCTTATGGATATAACTTTCAGCTACCTCAGCATATCCTTTCCATAATACTAAGTTATGCCATTCGGTCCGTTCTGGAACTTGCGTACCATTAGGTAAAGTGAACGCTCTGTCTTTTGTAGCAAGAGTGAAAACGGCCACCTTAGCACCGCTTTCCAATGTTCTAATTTCGGGTTCCTTGCCAACATTCCCGATAAGTGTTATTCTATTCATCCGATTTAAGTTTTATTTGAATACTGTCAGACTTATTTGTAATTGTCAGATATTTAGAGTACAAATCGGGGTGATCTGCCTGAAACTTCTTTGAATCAAATTTCTTTTGTTTGGAAGCTATAGTATAGCTAACTTTTAACCTCCCTACTTCACAGGATTTGATACCCTTTTCCTTCATTATTTTCTTCAAATCAGCCCTATACCCATCCCTCACTTTCTCTAATGCTTCAATAGCTTCTTCAACTTCAATTATTGAATTTAGATTTTGAACAGCAATTATTTGTTTATCATTTGCTGGTACAAGAGCAGAAGCTACAAACTGTTGGCCTCTCTTTTCGGATTCAAGAAGCCGTATCACCTCAGAATCTGGTTTTCTCTCGATCGCTACTACCTCAGACTTTTCGTCACGGAGCCAGATACCAAAGAGTTGATCTACTTTAAGCAAAGGATTCTGAAGTTCAAAAAAGTAAGCACAAACAGAAAGTTGCCATGACAAATACTCTTTATCAAGAGAATAGGTTGTCTTTATATCACATAGAGCAATCTTATCAACTTTCAACCAAACATTATCAATTTTAGTAGCGAAATACTCATTGTCTGATACCAGATATTCATTAGCCAGAGGAACATATCCGGCAGAAGTACGTTCCTTCAGATAATTAGAAGCCTCAATGCAGTCAGTACACAAACCTGTTTCATCAACAAATTGGCATTGTGAATGAACAAAATGTCCTTTGGTTGCCGCTTTTTCTAAAATATGTTTAGGGATCTTGTCATATTTTCCTGGGAACAATTGCCGGCCAATCATACCGGTTATTCCGAACAATTCCTTGGCTCCAAGAAAATAAGTGTGGTCTTCCTCATTGAAGACCACATCTGATTTTACCAAATCTATCATACACTTTCTTTTTTGGGATAAATAATACTCATTTGCTTTGTCACATCAAGAAACTCTTTGTTGTTCGTCAAAGACTTATTTGCATACCAGACCTTTTCAAGTTCTTCCCTACTTTTAACCTCTCTCATATCTTTAAGAGCCTTTTCCAAATCAGATACCTTAAATGTAGAATTAGCAGGCTGTGCAGCCGGAACAGGCGTAATTCCGCCCTGATTATCCTGAAAAGGTGGAGTCGTATTATATTTAGTATTGTTGGATTTACCATCATACCCAAAATAGACATCAGCAGCAACTCCAAGCGCTTTCATGGACACAGACAATGCATCAGTTAATGCCATCTTATAGCATTCATCACTAACGTAAGGGCCGTTTTTCTCTTGATCTACAAAAGATGAGCCACCAGTGCCAGGAATAGCGGCAGACCATTCATTATCAATCTTCACATAAAGATTGATGTTGCAGAAAGCACGAATCTGTTGTTCAAACGGTTCAAGCCATTGTTTGACAATCTCATATTTCCATCCAATGCCACAAGCTCCAAACACTTCTGTCATCTTCTGGATGCGCCACATTGGGCTAATATCACTTTTACCTCTGAGGCGTCCTGCCTGAATTTCTCTAAGAGCTGCTGCGGGTACACTTTTAACACCGTTGAAAATGCTGAGATTCATTTCCTGTTCTTCAACACTTGGATAAGCTTTCGCGTTCATAATTTAATTTATTGGTTTGACTTATAGTTTATTACATCTATAAAGTTATCCTTTATTGACAAGATAAACAAACAGAAACTTCGCCATTTTAACGCCTTTTGCATCACTAAAAAGCCCCGAAGTATATTCTCCGGGGCACAACACATGGCAACAACTTCAGCTCTAAAGAAACACCCATGTAGTCTTTCGGCGTCTTTTCCGTCGTGTCAGCCAGAATCAATACTGGCAGCCCGTAAACAGCATGAGCCTTTTGTTTCTATTTCGCTTCTTCCATCCTAAAGGCTTGTGGAGAAACCCGGACTCGAACCGGGATTGCAGCGTTCCAACCGATTGGCCACTTACAGTGTGAAGTGCAACGAGTATCTGCATAGCTTTCTAACGTCTACCAATTCCGCCATTTCTCCGATTTGTGGACGGTAACGGATTTGAACCGTTGACCTCCGCTTGTGGTGCTCTCCCGTTAAGCTAAGAATCATCCTGAGAGAATCGAACTCTCAACCTTCCACCACACACGGCGCTCTATCCAGACTGAGCTAACCGCCCGATTTATCCGCGATCTTCACAGACAACGGATAACACAATTTCACATTCACGCCGAACTCTTTCCAGTTTCCACAGCAGTGAGTTCAAACCCGTAACCTGCCTGACTTAAAAAGATGTTATGGAACAACGTCTTTTGTGGAGAAGCCCGGACTCGAACCGGGAAGGTGGTATTTTTGCGGCTCTCTGATTTTAAGTCAGTTTCCCCTAAGATGTCTCGCGAGTTGCAGGTTTGGATAGTAACTGTTATCTCGGAATTTTGCACCTCACATCTTGATTAACGTCTACCAATTTCGCCACTTCTCCGAAATAAAAAAGGTGTACTATCTTCACAGACTATACACCCATACTAACACAAAATAAAACACGACAAAACTACTAATTGCATTAAATGCATTCACCCTCGCGGGTTACTTGTTCCCGGATAAGCAATTACGCTACACCGGGATGTAAACAAACTACTTTAGGAATAATTATAAATCAAATAAATACCGGGGCTGTCCCGACGGTGTCCTTTTCACCGGCATATTAGTTAATAATAGAGGAAAATCCTCGTGGACAATGCGGGACTTGAACACCGCGACCTGTACATGATGAAACCATTAAAAAGATACCATGACAAACTACCAACACTATTTCATGCACCGCTCTACCTAACTGAGCTAATTGTCCGTAATGCCAC